GATAAAGGTGCTGTTGCTCCAGTAAATGTTTATCCAGCTGATTCGGATATCATGAGTAAAACCACAAGAGGTGATGACGGTAAAGATCGACTCGAGAATGGTAACTACATAGAAGAGACAGCTTCTCACTATGTAATGGTTGTTGAGGAAGAGAAATCATCAACAGCTTTAATAACTATGAAGTCTACTCAAAGAAAAAAATCTAAGAAGTGGAATTCAATGATGATGTCCTTAAGGCAAAAGAGAAAAGATGGTAAAGGTTTCTTTAAACCTGCACCATTTACTCAAATGTATTCTCTTAAAACTGTACTAGAAAAGAACAACTTAGGTTCTTGGTTCGGTTGGGAGATTGAGCATATAGGACAAGTGGAGAGCGAAGAAACAATTAAAGGTGCCTATGACTTTTATGAGTCATGTAAGAAAGGTGCCGTTCGAGTAAACCACGGTAAAGAAGAACAAGTAGCAAAAACTCCATTCTAATATGGACCTACTTGACAACACCCTGGGAGAGTTTGTAGAACTCTTCCAGGGCTCTACTACATATTTTGGTGTATCCAAACCCACGGGTAAGAAAAACTCTAAAGGTAAGGCAGAATTCAAACATTGGGTTGAACCTTCTCCAATGACAAAAGATCATTGGGTGCAACATTTAAAAGGAGAAGCTTACTATGGATCTGTCCCTATCAGAGATGATAATACATGCAGTTGGGGGGTCATTGATGTTGATCGTTATAATATACAGCATCAAGAAATTATATCGATTATACGGAAAAGAAAATACCCACTCGTACCATTCAGATCAAAGTCCAACGGACTCCATTTAATTTTATTCATTGAAGGTGTAGTTCCTGCATCTGCGATGCGTAAAAAATTAATTGAGTTAGCTTCTGACCTGGGTATCAATGATACCACTACAGATATTTTTCCTGCACAAGACGAAGTAGATCTTACACCAGACAATTGGGATGAAAAAAGAAAAGGTAACTTCGTAAACTTACCATATCAAAAAGCACATATGACAACTAGAGTTGCAATGGATGATCAATGCAACTCAATAAACATAAAAGATTTATATAAGTTTGTATTAAAATTTAGATTAAAACCTGCAGAGTTTAAAAAATTAAAAATTTTTCAGGATGATGAAACAAAAGATTACCCGCCTTGTGTGGTGAACTTTATGAAAAACAAAGTTAAAAAAGGTGAAGGACGTAATGATGCTATGTTTAATGTAGCTGTACTGGCAAAAAAAATTAATCCCGATCCTGTTATGTATCAAGACTGGACAAGAGACATGATGGGTAAAGTATGTGAAGAAAGATTACATCCAAAAGAATTAGAAAACATTTTTAAAGGTGTTGAAAACAAAGAGTATGCCTACAAATGTAAAACATCAATTGCTCGAATGCACTGTGTATCAGGTGAATGTGTAAAAAGAAAACTAGGTATTGGTGCGAACGAAGCATTGCCTGAAGTTGGCAAACTTATAAAAGTAAATTCATATCCTGAACCATATTGGATTTTACCTATTCAAGGTAAATCTATAAGACTATCTACAAAACAATTGTACCAACAGCAGTTATTAGGAGAACAGCTTTTAAATTACGATATTGTGTGGCGACCACTTAAACCAACCAAAAGAGATCCAGACCCATATAGAGATTGGCTAGATGAGCTGATGACTAACAAACAAGACATGGAAGGTTTTGATGCAACTGAAGAAGGAAGTGACGTATTTAATTCTAGAATGTCCAGGTTCCTTGAAGATGTTGAGGATACTACAGAATTTGATCAAATAGACTCTGGTAATATATGGCGAGATGAAGTTGAAATGAGATTTAAATTAGAAACATTTAGATCTTTTATGAAAAAGATGGGTTACAATTGGAATGAAAAAGAATGTACAAGATTTTTAGAACAAGGTGGTGCAAAGCCAAAAGCAAAGTTCAAAGGTATACAAAGCAGACATTGGATTGTACCTTTACCAAAACAACAGGAGCACAAAAATAAAGATGTCAAATTCACTAAACCGAAGGCTGCGTGGGAAGACAATTAAAATATTTGGTCCTCCAGGTACAGGTAAAACAGAAAACTTATTGAAACGTGTACAACGTTATCTCAGACAAGGTTATTCCCCTGATGAGATCTGTTACGTATCGTTTACAAACAAAGCTGTAAATGAATGTGTTGCAAGAGTTAGAAAAAGATTTAAAGAATACGATGAAGATGATTTCAAATATTTTCGAACATTACATTCTTTGGCCCGACAACAGTTTGCTGAGATTCCCGTATTAGATCCAAAGGCTGACATGCTGATGTTTCATACTCAATATGGAACTGTAAAAGTTAATTACAAAGAAGGCCACGATGATCAAAAGGTTTACAACAATTGGTCTTTACAAATATACGATAGAGCAAGAAACATGAAAGTAGATCCTGTGTGGCTCTACAAACAACAATCGAGAAAAGCTGTAAGGTTGCAGCAGTTTAAATCTATTATTAATGGTTACGAAGAATTTAAAACAATGGAATTGGAGAACGGACAACGGACACCTGACAGGTTAGACTTTACTGACATGGTACAAAGATACATCACTGATGGATTAGTGATACCATTTAAAGTTTTGATGGTTGATGAGGCGCAGGATCTGACACCTTTGCAGTGGGACATGGTTGTAAAGATAGCCGAGTCTGTTGATAGAGTTTATATCGCAGGTGATGATGACCAGGCGATATACGAATGGAACGGTGCTGATGTTAATTTATTTCAAACTTTTCCTGGCAAATCTCTTGTTTTGAAAAAGAGTGTGCGATTGAATAAGAATATACATTTTTTTTCTAACTGCATTTTGCATTCGATGGGTAATAATAGAATAGAAAAGGAGTTTTATTCCAATGGTAAAGAGGGATCGATACAAAGATGGAGTGGATTAAAAAAAGTTCCTTGGGATTTAGATGGTAGTTGGATGGTGTTAGCTAGAATAAATGATGTAAAGAGAGAGCTGCAGCAGGAGGCAAAGAACCTTGGCCTGTACTACCAAGATCAAAAGAATAATAAATCATTTGATCCGAATCAATTTATGGCAATACAATTGTGGGAAAAAATTTGTGAAGGTGGTGCCATTGCAAGAGAAGAAGCCTGCATCATGTACGAATATTTGTTAAACATAGACCACGGATACCGGTCACAGGACAGTAAAAAATGGTCTTTTGCACACCCAAATCAAGTGTTTAATTTTGATGAATTACATCTCAGATGTGGTATGAGAGATGAAAAAGGTCCATGGAATCAAGTGTTTAAAAGAAAATTTAAAGATAAAGATAAACAATACTTCAATAAATTAATGAAGGAAGGTGTGGATCTTACGCAGCCACCAAAGATTATAATTGATACAATACATCAGGTCAAAGGTGGTGAAGCAGATAATGTGGTGTTAGCCAGTAAATGTAACTTTCCATCACACTATGAAAAAAAGAATTTAACAGAAAAAGTAAAAGAACTTCGAGTCTGGTATACGGGTGTAACTCGATGTAAACAAAACTTACATCTGTTAGGTACAAACCATCAATACAACTTTCCATTAGGAAAGTATTTCAAACTATACGAGGCAAACTATGTTTAGAAGAATAATCCTTAGTGCGCTTGAGGATAGATACAACGCACAGATATCAGAAGCTGATGCTACACTTAAAATTTATTTAGAAAAGCCTGTAGCAATAGGTGAACACCCGCAGCATATAGACGAAGCTGACAAATTAGTTGAAAAAATTGCTAATGCTGAAGAGAAGTTAAGAATACTACAGGAGTTTAAACTATGACACATAAAGATTTATTTGATGATGCTTTCCCACAGGATAAGCAAATTGGAGGATCTCACTATAAATTTTTTGAAATTCAACCTTATGAATTTATTGCAAAAAACGATCTAACGTTTTTTCAAGGTAACGTTATAAAATACGTTTGCAGATATAAACATAAAAACGGAATAGAAGATTTAGAAAAAATAAAACACTATTGTGATTTAGAAATAAAGAACCTAAAAGATGCTAAAAAGAAATGACTCATCAGCTAAATTTTATTTACAACGATTCCGATTGGGTATGTCCGAGTGATTATCCAGATTTAAGGCACGCCAAAGAAATAGCGATTGACCTGGAGACCAAAGATCCAAACATAAAAACAAAAGGTGCAGGTTGGGCAACTTTCGATGGACACATTGTTGGGTTTGCTGTAGCTGCTTTTGACCAGCAGTGGTACTTTCCGATCCATCATGATGCAGGTGGTAATATGGACTCTGCGATTACTACAGCCTGGATGCAAGAAGTTTTAAAAACACCAGCAACTAAAGTATTTCACAATGCAAGTTATGATGTGGGATGGTTGCTTGTAAATGGTTTTGAAATAAATGGCCCTATAGTAGATACAATGATTGCTGCTGCATTAATTAATGAAAATAGATTTAGTTTTAGCTTGAATGCATGTGCGAAAGATTATTTAGGTGAGATTAAAAACGAAACATTCTTAAACGAAAAAGCGAAGGAGTGGGGTATTGATGCAAAAGCAGATCTTTGGAAGTTACCTGCAGGTTACGTTGGCTTTTATGCTGAGCAAGATGCAGGTCTGACCTTAAAACTTTGGCAACGTTTTAAAACTGAAATAAGTAAACAAAGTTTAAATGATGTCTGGGACCTGGAGATGGAACTGTTGCCAATATTAATTGAGACTAGGCGTAAAGGTATTAGGATTGATGAAGAGAAAGCTGCAACTTTAAAAAAAGAATTTGTTTCACGTGAAAAAACAATTTTAAATAAAATAAAAAAACAAACTACTTTGGGAGTTGACATATGGGCTGCAAGATCTGTTGCTCAGGTCTTTGATAGAATAGGTGTTGATTACCCACGGACACCGAAAACCGGAGAACCAAGCTTTACGCAAAATTGGTTAGTAAATTGTAATAACCCGATAGCGCAACTAATAAGAGAAGCAAGAGAAATAAATAAATTCCATTCAACATTCATAGACTCCATTCAAAGATTTGTGCATAAAGGTAGAATACATTCTGAAATAAATCAACTTAGATCTGACCAAGGTGGAACTGTATCTGGAAGATTATCTTATTCTAATCCAAACCTTCAGCAGATACCTGCGCGTAACAAAGAGTTTGGAGATAAGATAAGAAGTTTATTCTTACCTGAAGAGGGTAAACAATGGGGTAGTTTTGATTATAGCCAACAGGAGCCAAGATTAGTTGCTCATTACGCTGCAAGTGTAAATGAAGATTTTACAGGTGCAGATGAATTTATTGAAGCGTATAAAAATGAAGCTGCAGACTTTCACCAAATAGTGGCAGACATGGCAGGAATAAGTAGAACTCAGGCCAAAACGATCAATTTGGGTCTTTTTTATGGTATGGGTAAGGCAAAATTAGGTAGAGAATTAGGTATTTCTAAAGATAATGCAGAGAATCTTTTAAATAAGTACCACTCTAGGGTACCTTTTGTAAAAAAATTAGCTGAAGCTGTAACCAATAGTGCCTCAAAGTATGGCTTTATTCGAACGATAAGGGGTCGTAAATGCCGATTTGACATGTGGGAGCCTGCTACCTTCGGAATGAATAAAGCAATGCAATATGAGGAAGCTAAGGCTATTTATGGGAATAACATTAGAAGAGCTTTTACTTACAAAGCCTTAAACAGGCTTATTCAAGGATCAGCTGCCGATCAAACAAAACAAGCTATGATTAATTGTTATAAACAAGGCTATAAACCTTTACTACAGATTCATGATGAGTTATGCTTTTCTATCAACTCTGAAGAAGATATTAAAGGAGTAAAGGAGGTAATGGAGAATGCTATCGAAAACCTCAAAGTCCCATTCAAAGTCGATGTTGCATTGGGAAGAAGCTGGGGTGAAGCAAAAGAATAACTGCCCAAGATGTAATGGCACAGGTATAGTCAAGACTTGGTATGACTGTTCAGAAAGTCATAAAATTACTTCTGAGTGTCCTCAGTGTCGACCTGGCGATCTTGATCTTCACTCTCTTCGAGTGTCTGGTCTTTAAATTTAGGATCATACTCATAATATTTTAATTTGTATCCTTTCTCTTTTAACTCTTTTAATCGTTGTGGGTTCCAATAGTACATTTGCTCTCCTTTTATTTTTTATTTACTATTATACCACGAGCAATTTTTCCAATTTTTATTTTATTGAATAGTAGACGACCTCCTGTTGCAGGGGTTTCATTCTAGATGCGACACTGAATGCTTTTCACGAAAATTTAGAGCGCAGTAGTCTTGGGAAAAAAATTGATTTTTTTCGCTAGTCTAACTAGCTATGTCGTAAAGACCTTTTTTTGCGTCTTCGACACTTTGTTCATTGAT